CTGGAGCCGATCATCTATGGCGTAGACGTTGCGCGCTTTGGTGACGACAGGACGGTGGTGTGCAAGCGGCAAGGTCAGGTGGTTACGGAAATCAAGTCATGGTCGGGTGCGGATCTGATGGAAACAACCGGGAGGATCGTGCATGAAGCAGAGCTTGATAAGCCTGCCGAGATCATGGTGGATAGTATTGGCTTGGGCAGTGGGGTCGCTGACCGCCTGCGCGAACTGGGCTACAACGTCAGGGATGTAAATGTTTCCGAGTCCAGTGCGATGAACCCCCAGGCTGCAAGGCTGCGGGATGAACTGTGGCTGAACGTGAAGGACTGGCTGGCACAGCGTACATGCAAGCTGCCCCTGAGCGACGACCTCAAGGCCGAGTTGTGCAGCCCGACCTACGGCTTTACCTCAAACGGCAAGATCAAGGTCGAGGGCAAGAGCGAGATGAAACGGCGCGGGATGCGCTCCCCAGACGTAGCGGATGCGCTATGCCTGACGTTCGCGGGCGGCGCGGCAATGGTTGGCGGGCGCTCCAGCCGGTGGCTGACTGGCAAGCCGTTAAAGCGGTCAATCGGTGGGATTGTGTGACCTGCGTATTTCGGTTATGGTCCCATGAGGATTTTTAATGGTGGTGATCCCCATGAAGGCCAAGAAGCGTTCTTCCTTTGGCGATCTGCACGACGGCTTTGCCGCTGCGGAAGATAACCTCACCCTCACGCCCCAGGGCAGTGGGGGTTATAACCTCGACCCATTGAGCCTTACACCCAGGCGCAAGTCAATGCAGGTGCAGAGCCCCGCACAGCACGCCGCCGTGAAGAAGGCCGCTGCGGCCAGCCGCACGAAGCGCAAGATTGCAGCCGGTCTGCCGATTGTCGGCAGCGGCCCCAAGTTTGGGATGTGATGATGGCAAAGCCCGGTTTGTACGCCAACATCAACGCGAAACAGGACCGCATCAAAGCCGGATCAGGCGAGAAGATGCGTAAGCCCGGTGCCAAGGGTGCGCCCACGGCTAAGGCTTTCAAGGCATCCGCCAAGACGGCGAAGAAGTAAACGGAAAGGAATCCCCGAAATGTTTAAGCCCACTGCCAAGCCCGCCAAGGGCCTCCATGGCCCGATGCACACCAAGGGCGCTGCTGCCCCGACCAAGGTCGGCAAGGGCACAGGCAAGGTCGCCATTAAGCCCGTCCACATGAAGGGCGCTGCCAAGCCGATTCAGTTCATGAAGGCTCCCGGCGGAAAGAAGGGCATGTAATCATGGCAAAGAAATCCACGCCGAACCACGTTGCCTTTTCAAACCTTGAGGCACAGTTTGCTTCTGCCGAGGACAAGCTGCGCGGGTCGAGCATGGGTGGCTATGATCTGGACGCCAGCACGCTGCGCCCCGGCAAGGTCAAGGGTGCCACTGGTGGCAGTGCGCCCCAGACCGAGTTTGCGGGCAAGTCCAAGGTTAAGTACGAACCCAACGATGCGGGCTATGAGTTCGTCGAAGAAGAAATGAACGACTGATGGGTATCGAGGATCTGGTAGCCCGAGCCTTTGCCATTCGGGACGCTGCCCATTTGGCGCATTGGGCTACCAACTCGTACTCCAAGCATAAGACGCTTGGGAAGTTCTACGACCGGCTAATTGACAAGCTTGATGGGATCGTGGAAGCGTACCAGGGCTGGTACGATTTGCTTGGGCCAGTGAAGCAGTTTGACTTACCGGCCGATGATATTGTGGTGCAGATTGGCGAAGAGGCCGCGTGGGTCAGCAAGCACCGAGACGAAATTGCCAAGGGCAACCCGATGCTTGAGAACCTGCTGGACGATTACACGCAGCTATTCTCTTCAACCTATTACAAGCTGCGGCATCTGGGATGATGGACATGGAATGCCCGCTCCCAACGCACGACATTGAGGCCAACCTAGCCAACCGCCAGCACGCGATTGACGAGTATGGTTATGGCCCTGCCGATCCAGCGCAGCCCAACACTAAGTTTTGGGCAGAGAAGAGCAAGATGTGGAATGGCGCGGACACAAAGTCCATGCGCTGCGGCAACTGCTCTGCGTTCATCCAGACGCCTTCGATAATTAAGTGCATTGAGGACGGCATCGACGCCGATTCCGGCAGCTATGCGCCAGCCGTGGTTGAGTCTGCGGATCTCGGCTACTGCGAACTGTTTGAGTTTAAGTGTGCGGGCGACCGCACTTGCGATGCTTGGCTTACTGGCGGCCCGGTCACGAAAGAGTTGACCGGAAAGCAGGCGGCCATCCTAGAATTTGCCAAGAAGGGATTGGACGAATGAGCAAGGTACAGAAGGATCAGGCTGGGGTAACTTACCCCGGCATCGTCGGCAAGCTGGGCACCAACCAGAACCTTACCGCTGGTGTCACTGCCACTGCATCCAGTGCGTTTGGGCAGGAGACTACCCTGATTCGTGTGGCGACAAACTCTTTGACGGGTGCTGGCTCGCACGTTCACTTCGCCATTGGCACCACCCCTACCGCTACGACTAGCACGGCTTTGATTCCCTGCGGTGTGATCGAATATATTGCGGTTGCCCCCGGCGACAAGATTTCGGTACTGCGCGGCGGTGCGCTGGATATCAACGTGTCTGTTACCGAAATCACCAACGCATAAGGGGTCTGCCATGCCGTTGACCAAGAAGGGGTCGAAGATCCTGAAGGCGATGAGCGAAGAGTACGGCCCCAAGAAGGGTAAAGCCGTGCTTTACGCCACGATCAACAAGGGCAAGATCAAGGGGGCCGAGAAAGCCCCCGCACGAAAGAAGAAGTGATGCAATCCTACGTCTCAAACACGGGTTCCGGCAGCACCAACGCCCTGGCTTCGCGTGTTTCAGACGCGGCTGCGATGAGCGAAACCGACCAGTTCGGCAATCCCCCGGCTGACGATAACCCCGATGAAATGTCGGAGTCGCAGTTCTCCGCCTCTGTTAAGTCCGCAATCGATGATGCCGTAGACTACATTGACGGGTTCATTGCCCCTGCCCGTGCTACCGCCACGCAGTATTATCGCGGCGATCTATTTGGCAACGAGGAAGAAGGCCGCAGCCAGATCGTGATGACCGAGGTTCGGGACACGATTCAGGCGATCATCCCAAGCCTGCTGCGGATCTTTACCAGCAGCGAGCAGGTTGTCGAGTATGCGCCGCGTGATGAGCGTGGCATCGAGGTCGCAGAGCAAGCTACCGATTACGTAAACTTCGTGTTCTACAACGACAACCCTGGCTTCAGCATCCTGCACGAGACGTTCAAGGACGCCCTAAAGAGCAAGACCGGCATCATCAAGTGGCGCTGGTCTGAGGACACCGAGATTTCGCAGGCCGAGTACACGGGTCTGGATCAGGCGTCAGTGAATTTGCTGCTTGAAGATCCCGACTGCGAACTGGTCCGCATGGAATCGACGACCGAGCAGGAAGCCGTCATGTCCCCCGATGGGCAGATGGTTTCCCCGGCCGTGACCACGTTTGACGTAACCATCCGGCGCAAGATCCCTCGCAACAAGGCAGTCGTCGAGTCGGTCCCGCCCGAAGAGTTCCTGATTGCCCGCGAAGCGCGCAACCTGGACAACGCTGCCTACGTCGGGCACCGCTCGCTCAAGACAATGAGTGAACTGGTGGCGATGGGCTACGACCGCGAGGAGATTGAGAAGTTCGCAGGCCAGGGCGACGTGTTCAGCATCAATTACGAAGCCCAGACGCGCAACCCTGCGATTATGAGTTTCATGATGCACGCGGACAACCCCGACCCGTCCATGCGCCGGGTGCTCTACGTTGAGAGTTACGTGCGGATCGACAAGGACGGCGACGGCATCGCAGAATTGCGCAAGGTCTGTTCGTTGGGCAACGCCCACCACATTCTGTACGATGAGGTCGCTACGGATGTGCCGTTTGCGTTTTTCTGCCCCGATCCCGAGCCGCACATGATTATCGGGCAGTCCATTGCCGATCAGACAATGGACTTGCAGCTAATCAAGTCCAGCATCGTGCGCAACACGATGGACAGTCTCGCCCAGGTCATCCACCCCCGCACCGTAGTGGTCGAGGGGCAGGTGAACATGGACGACGTGATGAACAACGAGACGGGCGCAATCATTCGCGCGCGTGCCCCCGGAATGGTGCAGCCACTGGCTGAACCTTTCGTCGGGCAGGCTGCGATGCCTCTCATTGCCTACATGGACGACATTCGCGCCCAGCGTACCGGCATCAGCGCAGCCAGTCAGGGCCTCAATCCAGACGTGCTCCAGTCCACCACCAAGGCTGCGGTTACGGCCACCGTGCAGGGCGCGCAGGAGCGCATCGAACTAATCGCCCGCATCTTTGCTGAGAACGGCATGAAGCGGCTGTTCAAGGGCTTGCTCAAGCTGCTCATCCGGCACCAGGACAAGCCGCGTATGCTTCGCTTGCGGGGCAAGTGGGTTGAGATCGACCCCAAGTATTGGGACGCCGACATGGACGTGCAGGTGAACGTCGCGCTCGGCCATGGCACCGACCAAGATAAGCTCCAGTTTCTTACGATGGTTTCCTCCAAGCAGGAGCAGATCATGCAGACACTGGGTGCGCAGAACCCGCTGGTTGACGTTAGCCAGTACCGCAACACCCTTGCCCAGATTTGCACGCTTGCAGGATTCAAAGATGCCAGCCGGTACTTCAAGGCCGTGGACATGCAGCAGGTCGAGCAAATGGTCCAGCAACAGGCCCAGAACCAGCCTCCCGACCCAAATATGATGCTGGTGCAGGTCGAGGCCCAGAAGGCGCAGGCCCAGGCTCAGACCAATGCCATGAAGGCGCAGTCTGACGAGCAGGCTTCGCTGCGGCTTGATCAGCGCGAGCGCGAGAAGATGCAGCTAGACATGCTGGTACGTGTGGCAGAGATCGAGGCCAAGTATGGCACGCAAGTCAATATCGCGCAGATCGAAGCCACCATGCGCGCTGAAACAGAGCGCCACAGCACCATGATTGCAAGCATGGTCCCCCCTGCGCCCCCGGCGCAGCCGCCCCAGGGGATGATGCCAAATGCCTGAACATGAGTTGATCCGAGCCGCGCAGGAGTTTGCATCGTCCGATTCGGTGCAAGAGATCCTGCGTCGGCTGGAAGCCAAGTACGTCGAGGAATGGAAGGCTAGTACAGCCGGAAAGCCAGAAGTTCGGGAACATTGCTACCGGATGGTCATGGCAGTCACCGCTCTACGCGACGAAATGAAGATCCTTGCGCAGAGCACGAAAATAACCCAGTGGAATCGCAAAGTTGCGCGGAACACTATTTTAGGATAATAGTCAATGACCGATACGGCCATTAAGGCTACCGGCATTTCGGAAGCAGCGGATTCGTTTGAGGCAATCTTGGCCGGGGAATCCCCGGAACCCAAGCAGTCTAAAGCGCAACCTGCGACTGAAGAAGCCCCTGCGGACGATGAAGCAGAGGCGTTTGTGGGTGAATCCGAAGGGGATGAGACGGCGGCTGCGGATGACGCGGATGCTGCCCCCGAAGGTGAAGCCGCCGCTGATGACGAAGATACCGGCGATGAATCGCCAGAGGTTCAGCTAGTCACCGTCAAGATTGATGGCAAGACTGAGCAGATCCCTCTGGAAGAGGCGATCAAGGGCTATCAGAGGCAAGCGGACTACTCGCGGAAAACTGCTGCGCTTGCGGAAGAACGGAAGTCGTTTGACCAAGACCGGCAGTCGGTGGTTCAGGAACGGACGCAGTACGCTCACCTGCTAAACGCACTCCAGCAGCAGTTGCAGGCGCAGCAGCCGCAGGAGCCAGATTGGCAGAAGCTATACGACTCCGATCCCTTTGAGTACGTGCGCCAGAAGGACGTGTACCGCGACCGACAGGAACGATTGGCAGCAGCCAGTTATGAGTCGCAGCGGTTGCAGGGCCTTCAGGCACAGGAGCAGCAGGCGCAGCTTGCCGCACTGGTTAACGACAACCGGCAGAAGTTGGTTGAAGCCGTGCCAGCGTGGAAAGATGCCAAGCGGTGGGAATCTGATCGCCCCAAGATCCTTGATTACGGGCAGAAGCTAGGCTTTACCCCCGAGGAATTGGGTCAGACCTACGACCACCGCGCAGTAGTCGCTTTGTGGAAGGCCATGCAGTACGACGCATTGGTAGCTAACCGGCCACAGCCGGTTACTGGCAAAGGTCCGAAAAGCGCCCCCGCAGGCTCTGCCAGTTCTGCCCCGAAAGCCACGTCCGAAACCACCCGAGCGAAACAGCGTCTCGCCAAAACCGGGAATGTCCGCGATGCGGCAACCCTATTTGAATCGTTCTTGGACTGAAAGGTACCTGAGTCATGGCTATCGCAACGAACACCCTAACTCGCTATGACGGCTATCGCGCCGTCCGCGAAGACCTCGCCAACGTGATTTACAACATCTCTCCCGTTGATGTGCCCTTCTTGAGCAACATCGGCCGCGAGAATGTGAAGAACACTTTCTATGCGTGGCAGACTGACGCCCTGGCGGCGGCTTCGACCACCAATGCCCAGCTTGAAGGCGACGATTCCTTCAGTGCCGATTCCCGCGCTGCCACGCAGCGTGTTGGCAACTACACGCAGATCAGCCGCAAGGTTGTCGAGACTTCGGGTACCCTCGAAGCCGTCGATAAGGCCGGTATGCGTTCTTATCTCGCTTACGAACTGGCGAAGGCTGCCAGCGAACTGAAGCGCGATATGGAGGCCACGCTGACTTCCAATGCCGTTGCGGTCGCCGGTGGCAACACCACTGCCCGTAAGACGGCTGGCCTCGGTGGCTGGATCATCACCAACAGCTATTCTGGCGCGGGCACCACTGCCGCTGCTCCAGTAATGTCTGGTGGCGCTGGTTCGCTGGACGGTTACCCGACTACGGCTTCGGTTGCTGGTACGGCCCGTGCGTTCACCGAGACACTGCTGAAGACCGGCATCCAGGGCGTCTGGACGCAGGGCGGCGATCCGAAGGTGCTGATGGTCGGCCCCTACAACAAGACCGTCGTTTCGGGCTTCACCGGGATTGCGACCCGTTTCCGTGATGTGGCACCGGGTTCTCAGGCTGAAATCATCGGCGCAGCCGACGTTTACGTGTCAGATTTTGGCACGGTTAACGTGGTGCCGAATCGCTTCCAGCCTGAAGCCACTGCCTACATCGTCGATCCCGAGTACGCTGCGGTCGGTTATCTTCGTAACTTCCGCACCGAAGTCCTCGCCAAGACCGGCGATGCCGAGAAGCGTATGCTGATCGTCGAGTACGGCCTGAAGGTTCGCCAGCAGAAGTCCCACGCTGCGATCCGCGATCTGACCACCTCGTAAGGTTAAACCGGGGGAGTCGGACAACCGGCTCCCCCACCTACCTTGAAGGCATCATGGCAAAATCACCGGCTTGGACTCGCAAAGAAGGCCAAAACCCCAAAGGTGGCTTGAACGCCAAGGGGCGGGCGTCCTATAACGCAGCTAATCCCGGCAAGCCGGGGCTGAAACCGCCACAGCCTAAAGGTGGTGCCCGCAAAGACAGTTACTGCGCCCGTTCCGCTGGGCAAGCCAAGATGTTCCCCGAAGCCGCAAAAGACCCTAACAGCCGGTTGAACAAGGCCCGAAGGGCATGGAAGTGCTGACAACCAATGCGTAAGACCTTGGACTTCGACCCCAACACCGGCATCAGCCACGTCTTCCACTACGACGACGTGACCGACGAGGCCACAATCACTGCGGAACAGGACGTCTCTGCGGTAATCGAGGCTAACAAGCAGGCTTACAACGACGCCCCTGACAGGCATGGGGAATGGTCGCGGGTGGCTCAGATCCCGATGGTCATCTACATGGACCTCAAGAAGCAGGGGATCATTGACGATCAGGTTGCCATGAAGAAATGGCTCAATGACCCCGACAATCGGTTCTTTCGCACTCGCCCAGGGTCGGTCTGATGAAGGTCGCCATTTGCACGCCAAGCCGCGACATGGTTCACGCGGCTTTTGCGTTTGATCTGGCAAACATGGTCGGCCACTGGACCGCGAAGCACGCGACAAGTGGCGACAGTGTGCAGATCCTGAATAGCACCGGCACCCTGATCGCGGACCAGCGGGTGAATCTTGCTAAGACTGCGGTGGCGCAAGGCGCGGATTGGACGCTGTGGCTGGATACCGATATGCGGTTCCCAGTGGACGCACTAGACCGGCTTGTCTCTCATAATCGGCCGATTGTGGGATGCAACTACTCCATGCGGACCTTCCCGCCCGAACCCACTGCCTCTAATTTCCATGAGGACAGTTGGGTGAAGGTCTATACCAAGCCAGAATCAACGGGCTTGGAGCAGGTAGACCTGATGGGCTTTGGGGTCACACTGGTCAAGACCGAAGTGTTCCAGAAACTGGAAGACCCGTGGTTCCATCTAGGGTATTCTAACGTCAACCAGAAGTTTATCGGGGAAGACGTTTACTTCTGCATCAAGGCGGCTGGCGAGAAGATCCCGGTTTTCATTGACCATGATCTGTCCAAAGAGATACGACATATCGGCAGTTTTGAGTTCCGAAACGACCACATCGAACTGCCGTAAGGGGTACAGCAATGGCGCTCGCAACATTCTCTGATCTGAAAAGCGCCGCTGCTGACTGGATCAACCGTGCAGACCTCACTGCCGTGATCCCCACCTTCATCACCCTGGCGGAAGCCAAGTTCAACCGCGAACTGCGCCTGCGGGACATGCTGGTGCGTTCTACGGCCACTACGACAAATGAGTTTGTGGCAGTGCCAGCCGATTTCCTTGAGAACTATTCCCTTGAACTGAACATGGCCCAGATCGGGCCGCAGCAGTCCCTAGCGTTCATTGGTCCTTTGGAGGCCAAGGTTCTAAAGGCTAACAAGGCAGTCGGGAAAGTCCGCTACTACACCATCATCGATGGCGCATTTGAACTGCTGCCTGCGCCGACAACCAGCACCGACGTGATCCTGACCTACTACCAGAAGATCCCGGCCTTGTCGGACACCGCAACCACGAACTGGCTGCTTACCAAGTC